TTAAGGCACATTTCGCATGGATGGACGAAAAATGTCCAACTGATTTGTTTGAAACTTTCCGCATGGGCCGACTCGGAACTTACCACGGTCGTCTGCTTCTTACCTACACCGTTGTCGATGGGTGGAACGATCTCGTATCAAAAATCTTAGCACGCACAAAGACGCTTCAAACGCGCTATTGCGACCACCCTAAGATTCAGGCTAACCTACCGATTCTACAAGAAAGTTTATCTGTCGGATCGTGCTGTATTATTTACTGCTGGACTGCTGACAACCCGTTCGCCGACTACAAGGAGTTTATGAAGCTCTACGGCAACGAAAGCCGCGAAGTGATCCTCGCCCGCGCCTTCGGCGTCCCCACGAAGTCAACAACGAGTGCGTTCCCGCTGTTCAGCAAGGAATACGTGGCGGACGGCGGCAACGTGGTGAAGCACGAAGATTTGCCGTGGTTGAAGCCGCGGAAGAACGCGAAGGGTCAGGACGTGCCGTATCCGGTTACGTTTTACATGGCGCTGGACCCGGCAGGGTCTAAAGCGTGGTTCATGGTCTGGGTTGCGATTGACGCAGCCGGAACATGGTGGGTTTACCGCGAGTCGCCCGAGAACGAGGAATGGGCGCTGCCAGGTAACAAGCCCGGTCCGGCGACGACGCCACGCATCCACGGCATCAAAGCCTACGTGGAGCACATCACGACGGCAGAGAGCGGGCCGGAGAAGGACAGCAACATTTACGAGCGCATCATTGACCCACGCATGGGTGCAGCGGAGCGTCAGTCGCAGGATGGGGCTACCACGATCATTTCCGAATTGGACGACGCCGGCCTCACGTTCATTCCAGCGCCAGCCGCATCGTCGGAAGCCAACAAGGGTGAAATTGAGGACGGTATCCAACTTATCAATAACCTGCTTGCCTACAAGACGGACCAGCCGATTGACGCGCTTAACCGGCCTAAACTATACGTGAGCGACCGCTGCCAGAACTTGATCTACGCGTTGCAGGAATACACGGGCAAGCTAGGCGCTACGGAGGCGACGAAGGACCCTATCGACGGGCTGCGCTACCTGCGCAAAGCCAACTGCGAGTTCGTGCCCTACGTGAAGGACAACGGTAGCCGGACGGGCGTTTACTGAAATAATTAGATTCTCGCTTGACGGGTTAGCGGGAACGTGATTCGGTCGGTGCATGGGAACAAAAACTAAAGTCAAGGCCCGCAGGATGTATAAGAATACATCAGTGTTTTCAATGAATGGGATGTTTTTATATGACAGCATTAAGGCCATGAAGGAGGTCAACAGCTATCGAGACGACCCATTTTTAATAACGCCACTTCCCGTCGCCGTGATCCCGCTGGATGATGTCACCGCTCTGATCACCAAGGCTGGCGACGCGTTCGCTAAAAGCTACGACGGCCATCTCTGCCAATCCGACATCGTTGCAATGCTCACCGCCATCGGCGTGCTGCCCAAGCAACGGAAAGGACGGAAATGAGCGCACCAATCACCGAGGCGCACTTGGCGCTCGCCGCGAAAGTCCGTCGTAACGACATTGCGGACGTGCGCTATGTCGCACACTGCGAAGCCGCCCAACTCATCGCCGACAGCGAGGCGAAGGCGCTATCGGTAGTCTGCGGGCGGCACGTTGCGCTGATCGCCGAACGCGACCAGCTCCGCGCCGAATTGGGCCATCTCCATGGACGTATCGGGCTGTTCGCCAAAGCGCACTTCGGAATAAACGACAATCTACCGACCGACGAGACATTCGCCCAAATGTCGCACGCGCTGCAAATGGAGCGAACTGGACTTGCAGTTGAGGAGGAAAAGCTCCGCGCCGAACTCGCCGCGCTAATCGCCACCAAGGATCGCGCCAGTGCCGCCGCCGTCGAAAACAAAGCGGAAGCCGACGAGTTTCATCGTCAACTAAAGGCATCTATGGACGACACTCGCGCCACCTATGCCCGCGCCGAACGCGCCGAGGCCGAATCCGAACGCTATCGCCTCGTGACGCTCAGGCAGGACTGCGAACTCGCCAAGGAGCGGGCGCGGTTGGCCCAACTCCGCAAAGACGTGCAATTCGTAATCGACCACGCCGGCAAGGGTCACGAGACCGAACTAGGCAACATCCGATGCTCGGAATTGTGGATGGCCGAACAACTGGGCTGCGCGCTGGATGTAACGGAGCCGGCCCCATGAATCCGCCGCCAGAACTTTCTTCTGCCCAAATTGACGAGTTTCTGAAGAAGCTCTACCAAGTGAACCCCGATAAAAAACAGCGGGAACTTACAGTTCATTTCTATGGCAGTGACGCTAGTTTCGCGCGCTTCAAACGCAGCATAGCCAAGCTCAAACCCAAGCACTGCCCCATGTGCGAAGCCCATGGAGCCGGTCAATGCAGGGAATGCAATCCATGAATCCCTGCCCACGCTGCAATTTCCAACCGATCTGGCACTACTGCCGCAGCGTGAGCCAAGCGAAGAAAGATTTACACTTTGCGTTCGTCGGCTGCGCGCACGCCGCGGATGTCGTTGGCGCGCGGTTCGTGCCTATCCCCGATAGCGAGCGCGATGCCTACGAAACGCGCTGGGCCAAGGCGCAGCGTGCCAACCATAGCCCAACCCACTTTGCTCCATAACCATACATACCAATGATCTCAGCCCTACATTACAACGACCAGTCCACCGCCAGCCGTATGCTAGACCTCGTAGCCCGCCATTGCCCGCGCCTTATGCGCCAAGGCGGCGGCGCTCTCAGTAAAGAAGAACTTCACGACAAGGATGCCAACAAAGGCGGTCCGCGCATCAGCGCCGAGACCCGCGCCCGCATTTTGACCATTGCCCGCCAAGGCAAGCTTTCGCCGACGCAGATCGCGCGTGAGTGCGGCACGACGCAATCCACGGTCCGCAGCCTGTTGGTCCGCGAGGACGTGCCGATTGTTGTTGATGGGCGCGTGGCGCGATACGGGAATAAGTAGGGCGCTGCTCTAGCATTACAGTTGCATCTTGCCAACGCCCCGCCCCGTGCTAGGCGTTGCGCTATGAGCAGCTTTTCTGGCACGACCCTAGCCAACGGGCAAAATTCAGACGCCGGCCTTCAATTAGCCCCCGAGGGCAACGACGGGCCGGACCACGCGCTTCTTTCACGCACGTTCAACACGACCATCGCCAACCTCCAGGGTTTCACTGACCAGTGCCAAGAAAATTACAACACCCGCTACGCCCTATGGTCCGGGCAGAGCGCGGATGGAAAAAAACACGCCCGCGAAGGCGCGAAGATTGACCCTACGCCGTGGGACGGCGCGAGCGACCTGCAAGTTTTCCTGACCGACGAGGCCATCATTTCCAAGGTGGCGATGCTCTCTATGGCGTTCCGGCGCGCTGGCATCAGCGCAACGCCCGTTGAGGGCAATGACATCAAGCGCGCTAAGACGGTCTCCAATTTCATGCGGTGGCTGGTGCAAACCCAGATCCCCGGAGTTGGCCGCGAAGTAAAGTTGCTGGCCAACTACATTCAGGAAATGGGCGTCGGGGCGATGGGCGTATTCTGGGAGGAGACGCAGGAAAAGATTTTGCAGAACGTCACACTGGAGCAGCTTCAAACGCAGTTCCCGACGCTCGACATGCAGGCGCTCATGTTCAGCGATGACCTTCTGGATGACGCCGTGGCGATCTTCACGGAAATCTACGGCTGCACCGCCAGCAAGGCAAAGAAGATGGTCAAGGAACTGCGCACCAAGCAAGAGACGACCGTGCCAACCTTGGGCCGCAAAAAGAGCTTTCCCGTCCTGCGCGCGTTCAATCTCAACCAGAACCTTTTCATCCCTAACTACACCACGGATGCCGAGAAAGCATCGGCTATGTTCCGGGTTGAGTATTACACCGCCGAGCAGTTGCGCGGCTTCGTCAATACGGCCGGCTGGGATGACGCTTGGGTTGAGGCCGCAATCAAGACTTGCAAGGGCACGCAGATCACGCAGACGCAGAACGAATACAACCAGCCGATTTCGCGTTCGTTCATGTATCAGCAAGAGAACTTCACCGACCTCATCGGTGTTGTTTACGCCTACCAGCGTCTTTCGGACGAGGATGGCTACACGGGGCTCTACCTGACGATTTTCAACCCCAAGCTGCCGCCTGATGGTGAGCAGGACGGCTACGCCAAGTTTGGTCTGCTGGGTTACGCGGACGGCGCTTACCCGTTCGTCATTTTCCGTCGCGAGCATTTGTCCCGCAAGCTTCACGACACCCGCGGTATTCCCGAGCCCGGCAAGCCGCTTCAGCAGCAGATCAAGGTTCACAAGGATTCGCTCATTGATAACGCGTCCATGCAGATCATGCCTCCGCTCATGTATCCGCAGGGCCGTCCGCCCTTGCAGTGGGGCGCTGGGGCACGCGTTGCGGAGCGCCGGCCAGGTGAGTATCATTTCGGCACTACGCCCGCGTATTCGCCCAGCACGGAGTTTTCGCAGAAGCAGCTCCAAGACGATTTCAACCGCTACAATGGTTTCGTTTCGGCGGAGACAGACGCGACGTATAGCTCCCTAAAAATGCAGGCCGAGGTCGATGACTGGCTTGAAGGATGGAGCAATGTCTTCAGGGCCGTCTGGAGTCGTTACCGCCAATTCGGCAGCGAGCTTGTTTACTTTCGCGTCGTAGGACTGAAGCAAGTTGATCCTGTTGAATTTCACAGAGGACAGGACGACGAAGAGTTTGATTTTATGCTCAAGTTCTCCGTGGACAGTCTTGATCCAGAGCAGACGTTTGCGAAGCTGGAACAGATTGCCAAGATTGTAGCGACCGGCGACCGCGATGGAACCGTCAACTACGCCGAGTGGCTTCAGGTGATGATCAACGCGGTAGACCCAACGATTGCGGAAATGATCTTGGATCCGAAAGAGGTAGGGTCACAGCGCGTCGTCACCGAAATGCAGGACATTCTTGCCAAGGTTTACGCCGGTCAAGACCACGACATCAAAGAGGGGATGCCGCCTGAAATCGGCATTCCGACAATTCAGAATTACGTGCAGAACGATCCCGTCGTGCAGGCCAAGATGCAGAACCCGCAAGACCCGTTTGGGAAGCGGATCGAGAAGCTGGTGAAGCAACTGGAATTTGTTCAGACGCAGCGCCAGAACGCCCGCATCGGACGGCTCGGCGCGTGAAGTTTGCCATAGTGCTTGACACCCCGCTTGGCGGGAGTATCGGTGGGGCATGACCCTCGCCGAAGCCCAGCTAAACCGACAGAAGAAAATCCAATCGTCCCTCATCGGCCTTGCGCGAGACACGCGCTTTGCCGATTTCATTGAAACGGTGCGCGAGTGCCAATTGTCCGCGGTAGACAATCTGACCGATGGCGCGGTGATCGGCAACGAGCGGGCGACGACGGCCTGCATCGGCGAGATTGCGGCCTACCGCGCGATGATCCGCACTTACGACGAGGCGGTGGCCCTGACGGCGCAGCAGGCGGAGGGTGCTTGATCTGGCTTTTCCCATGACAATTGAAATTCCCGACAGCTACGTGACTGAGAAACTGAATGACGGTTTTTCGCTTTACGCTGGTGGCCGCATGGCCCCGGCTGTCTTTGCCAAGGCGTGCGTTGAGCTTGGGCATCGCCTAGCGACCGAAGGCAAAGACATCGTAAGCGTGGATGTTATAGAGCACCGCTGTTTTGAACGCGTGCAGGATGAAATTAGCGTGCGCGTAAAAATTAGGCACAGGTTGCGGAAGTCGCAGGCGGAGGGTGGCGCATGAACATCATGCAACTACCAGACGGACCGGGTTGGTCTCCTGACGGCGGCAAGTATTGGGTCAAGGGCGATACCCTGTTTTGGAATGACGGAAGCGTAGAGGATTTGGGTAACGGTGGCGTGATGCGCACGATGCCGGGCGGCTACCAACACGACGAAGATTACTCGGCATGGAGCGACGAAAAGCGGGCTGCGGTGCTGGCTGAATCAAAAGCGAGATATGCAGCCGATGCCGAAGAAAAACGTCAGCGCAGGGCGGAGATAAATGCGCTTCGTGAGTCTGCACGCGCCAAACTAACGCCAGACGAAAATGAAGCCTGCGGGCTTCAGGAGCAGCCCCCGCTTAATTAAGCCAAAGACATAATTAAGGCAAACCAACTATGAGCGCCCAATGCGAACGCGCCTCAATGCTTGCGTGGATAAAAAGACAGGTGCAGGCCAGCGGAAGAACTAGTGTAACATTTGGCATAGCCGTGCCTTCATGCACATGCGGGGAGTGCCGCCCATCTAAAGCAGAACTTGAGGCATGGCACGCGCAACGACAAATGAGATTTTCCAAGTTATCGAACAAGTGATTAACTAGACAGTTTTCTACTTATCAAAGCCGCGCCAACCCAGCGCGGCCTTTTCGCGCCCTATAATCGTGCATTTTGCACGATTGAAATATACCAACACGCGGCCTCAATCATAGGTAAAATCGTGCATTTTGCACGTAATGGTAGTTGACATTGCAAAATGCACGATTGATTGATTGCGCACACGGCAAACCCGCCGCGCGTTAGGATGTCAGCTACGTTACTTCTTACGTTTAAGATGCCGACAGAAAATATCGAGGCCACTTCGCCGGCCGCTAAAAAAGGTGATGCGCAAGTGAAAGGGTCGGGCAATATTGAGACGGGTCAGGCAGCGGTGCTTTTGATGGCGCAAGCCGACAAAGCAAAGCAACAGCCGGCTCGCCAAGCTGCGGAAAATACTGCCCCCGAGGTAATCGCCCCGGACCTGACCATGAACCCTCCGCCAGCAGAAGCTCAACCAGCTTCCGAAGAGACCGCCCCCGCCGAAGAAGCCACTCCAGCCGCCGAGACGACAGAGGCCGCTCCAGAGGCAACCGAGGAAGAGGCCGATTCTGTTCCTTCTCAGACAATTTCATTCACTCCCGAGCAACAAAAGCTGCTCAACAAGCGCATCGGCAAGGAAGTTGCCAAGACCAAGGCGATGGAGGCCCAAAAGGCTGAACTCGCCGCCAAAGTGGCCGAACTAGAGGCTAGGGTCGCAACTCCCGTCGCTCCGCAAGCCCCGATAGTAGTCGCTCCGACGCCAAATATGCCGTTGGGTGACGTAATGGACATCGCCAAGTTGGGCGAGATCCAGAGCACCGCTAAAGAGGCCGCACGCTACATTGAGGACGTGCTGGACGATACCGCCCAATGGCAGACGATGACCGATCCCAAGGATGAGGACCGCCAGATCAAGGTCCACAAAATTGGCGAGGCGCTGTTCACTGAGGTAGACCTGAAGCGCAAGTTGCGCGAGGCCCGCCGCACGCTGGAAGACCATATCCCGCAACGCGCTCAGTGGCTTGCTACCAAGCAGCAGATCACGCAACAAGCTCATGCCCGCTTCCCGTTTCTGACGGATAAGCAGAGCGCCGAGTATCAGATGGCCGAACAAGGCCGTCGCAATCCGCAATATGCCGCCCTCATGGCGATGCCTAATTCGGAATGGATACTTGGAGTGCTCATCAAGGGTGCGAAAGCGGTTGAGGCCGAGGATGCTGCCAAAGCAGCCCCGAAGCCAAAGCCCGTTGCGGTGGTAAAGCCAAAGCCGGCCGCGGATCAAACCGCCGTCTCGTCTTCAGCTTCAGCACCACGGGCACCTATCGGTTCAGCCGAGCGGCAGCAAGTTGCAGCGGAGTCAGCGAAATTGTCGGCGAAGGGCGGGATTACTTCGGATGATGCGGTGGGCCTCTTACTCAAAAGCTCACAGTTACGCAAAACTCGATAATTCCATGGCTCTAGCTACATCATACAACGTCTCCGGTGATCGTGAAGCACTCACGAACTTCCTCACTATCCTCGAACCCGAGGATACTCCCAAAACGTCTACGTTCGCCAAGACCACCAAGGTCACGAACACCTATCAAAC